ACATACCCATTGAGCGAAGTGCGTTAGTATCATTGTCTGCAGTACCAACCCGAAGGTTAGAAACCATCAAACGTTCTGCAACGAATTGCAGTTGACGTGGAATCATCAACTTCACTCCGCGAAGAGCAACCTTCAACCCACGCTCGTCAACATAACCAGCGATGTTGATAAGAGCGTCTTCCAAGGAAGTTTCGTTCAAATCAGCAGCAACTGCTGGAGTATTAGAGAATGTTCCGCCGTTAGTTAGCGGGTGGTTTGTTGCACAAAGAGCAACGCCGTCACCGCCTGCACTAGCACCGCCTGTAAAGGCGTTGTTAAGAACAGCAGCAGCTTTAACCTGCTTAGAGTGCGCCATTGAACGAGCGAGGGCCTTAGTGTAACGACTGCCGAGGCGGTCATACAGGTTATCCTCGATTGCTTCCTCAGTAATTGAGAACGCAAGTGCAACGGTTTCGTGATTGTAACGAGCAGTGTACGCTTCGTTAGCATCATCGAAGTTGATTGCAGAACCTTCTGACTTAGTAGGTGCTGCTCCAAATCCAGACAACATAACTTCTTCTTCAAACGCACGGTCTGAAGCTTCAGTAGTGAAGATTTCTGAATGTTGGTTTTCGTACCGATTGTACTCCATGCCAAACAAGGCGTTGAGACCGGGTTCTAGCTCTTTCGCTAGTTGTGCGCGTGATATAGCCATCTGTTAGCCCCCTTATACGCCTGTCGTTGAAACAGTACCCTGTACAATACTTCCGTTTGGAGCATTGAAGTGGTTGTTTAAACGAACGATTAATGGAATACCAGCTACAGTGAAATCTGAGTTATCAGGGTCATCTTGAACGCCCATGATACGCATAGAGTGCGCCGCAGTGGTAGCGATTGTGTTAAGGTCAGCAGTAGCTGAAGAGATACCAGTAGTATCATCACCACTATTACCAGTTGCAAACGCGATGTTAGCAAATACTGCTGCGCGTACTTCCGCTTCAGTGTTTGCTGCAGCCACTACATTAGATGTAGCGATTGTAAACGTCTGCATAGGATCGTCATAGACGAAAGCCTTAACAGGGTAGTTAGCATCAGCGCCAGAACCAGGCCATGTATTAGACCAGATTGTTTTACCTGATGTCGAAGAAACGTATTCACATCCCCAGAACACACCAACAATAGAGACAGTACCACCAGCCGCAGCTTGTAGATCGTCAATTACACCAGCCGCAGTCGGTATTACCGGCTGACCTTGGTATAGTTTGTTTGTGTTGCCAGAGGCTATGCGATATTCCGTTGCCCCGGTAGAATTGGCCGCTTGACCAATTTTCCCAATGGGTCGTAGCCCAAAGGATCCGTTAGAATTTGCCATAATAGCACCTCAATAAAAGTTACTCGGAGTCTCTTCGTGAGCCTCCGAAGGATACACGACTTTGCCGACTATTAGATATCGGCATAGAAGGATGTTGGTCCTTCATTAAATCCTGATCGACTGCAACCATCTGTTCGCGGGTTCGGCTCCCGTAATACTCGGATCTCTCATTGGCGGTTTCGACAGGTATGCGACACAACATTAAACCACCTTGACCAATCACACCTTCAAATCGACCTTCGTCAATAATAGGCGCTTCATAATCTGGATACTCGTCCTTTCGGACGGGTTCCCACCCTTCACGCAGTTTGGTGTTGACGTTCATCTTATCGTCTTCACCCCGCATTGAGGTTCGAATCCAACGATGCACATAGCCCTCTGGGGCATCTGGTGCAGCGAGGCGGCTGGGCGGAGCCCAAGGTTTTCTGCGAGTTTCTGAGGCTCGAGTTGCGTTCTTTCGCGGTGTTCTGTTGTCAGTCATTCTATTACTCCTTCACAAATTTAGCGTATTCTTCAAGAGGTACGCCTAGCTTTTTTGCAATCGCGACTTGTGAATGCGTTAACTTGACCGACCTGCGCCCCTGTTTAGTACTGCGGGATGCGGAGTTGCCAGCGGATGCGACCTGACTACCTCCACCCGATTTCTTCGCTGCTTGGAACTTGTGTGGAAATTCCAAACGAATGCGTTTATCAACTTCAGTATAGTACTCAGATGAGTCAGAGTCAAACCCTTCGTCATTCGTAAGTTGTGAATGAATCGCAAACGCTGCTGCAGTCATCACCCTATCTTCACCAAACCACTTGTTTTTTTGTGCCCATTTCTCCGCTTTCGCATCCGGTTGAGGACGCTGCGGTGCAACTTGTTGTTGCGGTGCAACTTGTTGTTGCGGTTGTTGAGCCGATTCAACTTGTGTTTTAGCCAGTTGTTCTTGCCGAGCTTTCGCAGTGTTATAACGGTTCTGTTCCGCAGTAACTTGCGCTAAAGCAGTTTGCGCCTCTACCATCTTGTCAGTGTCGCCCGTCTCATAAGCTTCTTTATAGATCCGCTTAATCTCTTCGGTCTGCGCTTGCAGCCTGCTTCCGAACTCAGAAAGATATCCTGTGTCTAAAGCTTGCATACGGCTTTTAAGTTTTTTGTTTTCGTCAATCAGTTCTTGAGAAAGACGAACAGCTTCTGCCTTGTCTCTCTCTTCCTGACGATACTTTTCAGTCAGCTTCTTAATACGCGACTGAACACCCTTACTATAGCTGTCCAGTTCCTCGTCACCGTTAGATGCTTCGACTTTTGTTTCTTCTGAGGACGCTTCCTTGGCAGGTTCCTCTGGCGGAGCTTCTGACTCAGGTTCTATGTAAACCTGCTCTGTCTCTTGCTCTTCAACTTCAATTTTTTCTTCTGACATAGTTGCCTCTCCTATATGTGTTTAACATCGTCAGGCTCTAGGATAGTCGCAATAACTTCATCATCGTTAATAATACGAACCTCCCCTCCTTCGATTTTAAATCTTGAGCCGGAATACCGACCTATACAAACCCACTGGCCTTCTTTGCACCATGGTTCAGCCTCTGGGCCAAACTTATCCGCATCCTTATAAGCTAGGGGACCTAGCTTCATAACATAAGCGACTACGGTAGCAACGGACTCCCGTTCTCGGATTTCGTCAGGTATATACAAACCAGATGAAGTTTTCGCTTTTCCTTGGTACGGCATAACCAAAACCCGCCAACCTGTGGGTTGGGGAAGTCGATCAAGCAGGGGTTGTTCTAAGAGGTTTGGGTCTAGCACCCGTTCTTCTGAGGTTACATACGCGCTATCCAGAGAAGAAGACTCAGCCTTTTTGGCTTCTTTGTCTTTGTTCATTTTCTGCGCGACTGAATCAGGAAGATATAAAGTCTTCGACATCGTCTACGTTTCTTTCCAGCAGGGTCTTGATTTCTTCTCTAGCAAGAGAGAGTCCCCGTATCTCTCCCACAGACATTTTATACTGCTCCCAGTCCTTTACAGCACCGTGAGAAAGAGCCCGAGATATATCTTGTTCGCGCTCTTCAAGTTTCTTATACAGATGTTTCGCCAAGTCCACAACATCCATTATAGGATGTCCTTGTATTCTTCTTGTGAATCAGATGTGATCGGGCCACCTTCTGCCCATATGTCACATACTTTTTCTTTAGAACATACAAATTTTAAACTTTGGCAATACCCAACTTCTCCTGTGTCATCTCCAATACAACCCAACATTTCTTCAGTTTGATTGTACATAGAACACGTTCCACAACACTGATCGGTCAAATGAGCTTCAGTATAATTGTTCTCATATTCTGCCATATCCATGTTTTCCATGTTGGCTTCTGCATCTTGAGTTGGCAATGGACAAGCCATTCCTTCCTCAGTTTCTTCCATTTTGTCTACGGGCATCCCCTCAGACATTATGCTTATTACAATGGTGCTACTCATCTTAGGTCCTTCCTCAAGTAGTCTATTTCAACCAATCATAGACCTTGTTTGTTTCTTTAATCCTGTGATCCAACCCTGTGTATCCACCGTTTATCCTGCGGGTCAGGCGTTTAATTGCATCATCATTAACACCTTCGTCACAAATTTTCCATAGGTTGTTGGATTCAAAGAACCAGATAGCGGTATCCATAGCGTAATCCTCCTCAAGAAGAGAGGGGTCTTGAATAACTTCTGGCTTACCCATGTCCGAAGCAAACGCTTTGACGTTGTCATACCCGGTTAATTGAAGAAATCCTCGGCCTATGTATAGGCTGGCTTTTTCCTTAGAATCATTGCCCATTCTTCCAAGATACACATTTTCAGCAAGTGCTTTTGG